TCAATTTGGCGCCCGCGAGGTTTCGTGAATGAAGTCTTTGGGGGAGGCATACGTCTTCGGCGTCCCACTCGCTGGCACGATCTCAACAGAGATAAGTTTCGACGCCCGCAGTCGCCCCATCGGCAACGGGTCGTGATGCACCACGATCTGGGAGATTAGTCGGCGGATGTACTCGCCCTTCTGAAGAGGCAAGGCGGTCACCATCATCTCCCGCATTTGCGCAGTCTGATCGATCATCGCTTTCAACTGGTCGCGGAGGGTATCAAGAGTGTCCGTTACCGGCCGGGCCTTTTCTCGCAGTTCACGCAATTCCCCCGTCACCTCTCTGAGGCGTGCCGCAACCACCGCCGCCGCATCGTCGTCCTCGACCAAACCGAGCCGTTTGGCTAGCCGATTCTTCTCTGCCTCTTTTTGCTCGATTTGGCCTGCGAGATGTTGTGCCTGTTGTTGGTGAGAAGTTCTTGTAAGATTCCTCAGTTTCTCGTAGGTCCATACACGCAATCCGTCCTTGTCTTTCGGCGCCACTTTTCCGGTTGCTTTCGCGCGACGCCACATCTCGGTAAATCTCTTCGCGTACTCGTGCATCAATGGTTCGGACTGCTGCTCCAGTTCGAGCACCTCCATGCAGTGGTCGGGAGAGTCGTACAGAAAATTCAATGATTGCTGAGTTTGTTCCAGCCACAATAACACCAACGCCTCGACCGTGTCGTGCCGCGTCTTGTTGCACCGGCACCGGTTCGTGTCTTGCATGTTTGTGCTGCACCGGTAGGCGCGGTGCTGGCCCCACCCGTTCATCGTCTCTCCGCAGTCACCACAGATAATGAGGCGCGCGAAATAGAGCGCGGGATTCTTTGGTCGGCGTTCCTTCTTTGGTGACTCGGCCTCGGCCCGGATGCGTGCCTGTACCGCGTTCCACGTGGCGGCGTCGACGATCGCGTTGGCGGGCTTCGCCGCGCCCTTTACATGGTCCTTCTCTGTCCGCTTCCTGCCTGTCTTCACCCGTCCGCCATCTCGTTCCACGGACAACCACTCTCCGTTCACGAGTTCGACGAAACGCCCGTGGGCGGCCTTGTTCCATATTGGTACGCCCAGGACATAGATTGGGTTGCGCAAGCAGCCGGCGATAGTCGGCCCGAGCCACATGTCCCTATAGATGGGTGACACTTTCCAGAGGTTGAATTGGCTTGCGATCCGGCGGGTGCTCCAGCCCTCGGCAAATAGCCGAAACATGTCGCGGACCCTTCCCAAAGTAATGGGATCGCGGGTCGGTTCCGGTACGACTATCTCCCCCTTATTGCGCGCCGGTGTGTTGTTCTTGCCGTCGTAGCGGCGGGTGCTGCCGTCCGGGTATTCACACCTCCGCTTGTATTGGCCCGGCTCGTACACCAATCGCCATAGCTCTTCGCCTGCTTCTGAGTAACAGACCAGGTCGTAGCCGTATGGCGTTTTCCCGCCTGGCCAGTGGCCGCGGGTCACGAGGGCGTGCTTTGAGCGGTGCTCGCGTTGGCCGCGGGCCTCTTGCTCAGAGCGTGACCTGTCCGAGGTAATGGCGGCCATAAATGGCTCAACGCGGTCCTTGCGCGAGGTCAATTCCTTATCATCGGCCACGCTCCACAGCTGACAGTTATGACGCCGCAGTATCGTGACGTAATAGCCCCACTCCTCGTTATCGCTTACTCCCCAGCGGTCACGTTCGGCCACGACTACCCAATCGACTTGATGGTTCTGGATGGCTTGGAGCAGGGCCTGAAAGCTGGGCCGCTTGTGCGCGAGGTCACGCGAGCCTGCGTCCTGGTACGTGTCTTCGACTTGAAGCGATCGGTCGGTGAGCCACTTCTGAATGGCGTCCCGCTGCGAGCGTGCATCTTGTACATCTTTCGAGATCCGAACGTATGCGTAGCCACGGCTGCCGCTTGGCTTGGTCATCTTGTACTCCTTGTTTTTGGGTTTGCTGGCGCTTCACTATATGTGCGGCGACAAACGCCCCCGGGAATGGAAAGGGGCCGGGATCAACCCGGCCCTCTTGCGTAGTTCTCACTTCTTTTCGAGCCGTCGCTTTGCTGCGGCGTTCTTTTTCGCGTCGGCGGTGCACCGGACGCAGTAGCGGACCTGGAACAGGTCGGACGTGGCCACCACCCGTTCACTTCCACAGTGACAGAGAAGTGTCACTGTTGCCTTGTTCCCGTATCCCTCACGTCCACCCGAGCCCCGCCATGATCCCGGGAGGATGTTCCGATCCGGGTACTTGGCAGCGAGTGCGGCTTCCTCCGGGCCTCGCTCCACTGGCGGTGCGGCGGGGGCTTCCTCCACCTTCTTCTTGCGGCCCTTCCTGGCCTTGGGTGCCTTGCCGTTCATCTCGTCGCAATATGGTTGTTGGCAGCCCTCGCACGTCCCCTTGTAACCGGTGGTCATGCGGCCCCGCTTACCACTCACATAGTCAAACGCCGCCCATACCGTTGCCGTCTCGGTTTTGCACCGGGCACACTTGATTTTGGCCGCGGGCTGGGTCGGGATGCCGGTTGCCCAGCTCTTGCGGATCGCCGGGCGGTAGTTGTTGCTTGCCATGTTACTCGGCCTCCGCTTCGAGGGCTTCGTCGGACTCGAACATCGCGAATTCTTGGTTTATGTCGCACACGCGGCCAATAATCGGATATTCCAAACCGGCCGGAACCACGTACCTTTTGCCGTCTCGATCATCTGTCCAGATGGCTAAGCCATCGTCGTTGCTTTCTCCGTCCCTGGTCGCGATGTCCAATCGGGCTACCGCCGACTCGGGCGTGGTGCCCGTCGCGACGATTTCGGCGAGTCCAGTGTCGGGGTCGTCCAGCGTTGCGGTCCACATTTCATTGCTCCAACAGGGGGAATAATTCCTGCCACTGATATTATTCTATCAGTAAGAATAATTCCTTGCAAGTTTGATCGCTTAAATCTTGTACTGTGTAAAACGAAGAGTATGACGGCGTGAAACGAAACGGACCGCGGCACGCCCTTCTGGGGTAGTGTCGCGGCCCGTGTTGCAATGTGGCGAGCTCAGCGTGGGAGGGGTAGCTCGGACTCGGGCGTGGCTTGTACAGCGGGCAGGAGCGTGACGACGAGCTTCCCGTACCGCCCCACCCGGCGCACATGCCCAGCGCGGACTAAGTCCGCGAGCGCCGCCTTCACGGTGCGTGCTGAGAGTCCGGTACGTTCCGCAATGTCCTTGACGGTGAGTCGAGCCTCCTTGCCACCGAAGCGGCAGGATGTGGTTAAAATCGTGAATAGGACCTGCCAGCGGGAAGCAGGCCGCAAACGCAACCGTTGGACCCGCTCAACAACCGGCCAGGGAATCCAGGAGCCGGGACTACTCTTCAGAAGGGACATACAACACCTCCCGCGGCAGAGCCGCTAAGATTGACCCCCACTCCTCCCGACTATCCTCGTCCTGATACCGATCGCGGTGAATCGACCAATCCACCCGCAGCGGGTACCGGTCACCCAACACCTTCCGACTCGCCCACTCCGCAGACGCGATGGCAACATCCCGGACTCGGCCCTCGTCACCGTCACGAGCCTGGAGCAACCAACCGTCATGAATGATCGCCAGGATGTCGATTCCCTGGCGGTCCATCGCGACGGAGGTGAGCCGCATGATTTCGGCGCCCGTGGCCTGAATCGGATAATTCGCCCAGGTGCGCCACCTCGTTTCCAAATCCACCGTAGCCCCCCATCCCTGCCGAGTTGCGATACGGCCCCGGTGAAAAGCGTTGGTAGCGACCGCGTCAGACCAAGCGTGATAGGGCGCAAACAGCTCCTTGTGCTGCCGCAACAGGGCTATCGACTCGTCCAACTCGACCCCCAAACGGGCAGCGATCGATTCCGGACCTTGACCATACAAAACTGCTAAGTTCAGCACCTTATAAGTGCTGCGTACCTGGGGATGGGTGGCCTTCGTCGCGCCCGCTGGAACTACACCCAATCGAATCGGCAGCCACATGTGCGGATCGCGGGCCGAGTACATCGCCCACATTTCCGCGTCACTGGAGAGAGCAGCGGCGATCCCGATTTCCTGCGCTTTGTAATCCATATAGCCCAGAACGTGTGCCCGGTCGGGGAGAATTAACCATCGCATCCATTTCGGGCCGCCATACAGAAATCGCTTGGGCTGGTTTCTCCCGGTTACCGAGGCGAACGGGAGCAGGCCGTAGTAATGCCGGCCCGTGCGGACGTCGACGGTCATGTTAAAATGCTGGAGGCCGCGGATCGTCTTGCGCACCTGCCGGAGCCGGCCGATGAACGGACTCCGACCGGCCATCAACTCGAGCGTATCATCGTCCATCGACCTCGCCCAACGGCCCCTCTCGTTCTGCACCGAGGGCCAGCGGATGTGCCGCGAATCCACCCATCGCCAAAACGCTTCCCGACAAAAGCTCCCGTTGCGGCGATACACCCGGACGGCCTCGTTTGCTCGCTCTCGCTGGGTCTCTTGTAGGTGGGTGCGGTATCGAAGGATCATGGCCAGGGTGTCGGTGTCGATGCGGATGCCCCTGGCCTCAATCCGAGCCACGGTCTTGAGGTACTCACACCAATACGTCACCTTCTTCGGGTCGATCTTCCCGACGATCTTTGTCCATACCGCCTCGGTCGCGATCACGTCGCTGGTGCAGTACGCGATCACCGTCGGCCAGTCCCCGGGTGTGATGTCCAGGTTCAGGATCTTGTTGCGGATCTCGTTTTTATGGGCCGGGATCAGATGCACGAGGCCCAGGCCGCGGAGCGCCGCAATGAGCGACGACTCCCGGTAGCCGCTGCGATTCGAGACGGCTCGGTACCCCGTCCGTGTGCACCACCAGCGCGGAGGTATTTCGATCCCTAGCCGCGTCAGGTACCTCATTTCGGCGGTCGCGGCGTGCGCGACCCACACGCGGTCACGGTGAGCGCTCACAAATGCCCGGAGCCGGGCGTCCCGGCCCGCGAAGTGGTGGTTAACACCCCCGACGCGAGCGACCAGGACGACCGGCTCCCAAGCACTTTCCGCCCCAATGCGACCGCCGCGATAGCCCCATTCGCTATCGCAGATCACAGGGGAATGTCCCATCAGATGAGCACCTCCCCGATGTTGGCCACCTTCTGGTAGCGGGGGTGCTCACAGCTGTCGATGATCCGCCCCGGCCCCAGGGCCTCGCCCAGCAGAGCGTTAGTGGACTCGATCGGGAACACTGGTTTGGCTGTAGCTGCCCGGAAATGGACGATGTAACGGCTGTCCTCTCGGCTGCTTACGATCCGCACCTGATGACGCGGGTACCAGTCCGGAGCCTGATTGAAGAGCACGTGCAGGCTGTCGGCCCAGCTCGAGTCACCGCCCAGACCGAAGGGATAGAGGTGGAATCGCTTTTTGAGTGTAGAATAATAGGGTACCACGGTGAAGAGTTTAAGCTCCTTGGCCAGGGCGTCACGTATCTCACCTTGTGGGACGTAGTACCATTCGGGCTCGAACTGGCCGTCGACGGGGATCGCCGCCAGCCGGACGCGGATTGCGGCGGCTCGGTTGACGATGATCCAGTCCCGCCGGTCGGGTCGGCGGATGGTGATTGGCCCTCGGCCGGAGAGGACGCTAGAGGTGTGGTCACCGTCGTCACCGCCATCGTCGTCACTTGGGATTTCGAGGTGGGCGGTGGCCTGCTCGACTTCCTCGGCTGTCACTTTGAGATCTGACATGTTCATCCCCCAGCCCTCCCGATGGGAGGGCATTAACCACGCCCGTATGGACGCGGGCGGCACGCACCCGCTCGCGGGCCGTGCCTGATTGGTACCGGCGAAGTTGCCGGCAGGGGATTTGTCGCCTTTTTCCGATCAGCTGACGATTCGCGCGCGATCAGCTGAAATCAGGTCAGCGCCCAGCCCTCCTCGCCCCGACGGTCCGAAATGATTAGGCCCAGGGGCGCGATCTTTCGCCGCAAATCCCCAAACGCCTGATCGATCGTGCCAGGCCGGGTGCGATGGGACCACCCAGGCACATTTGCAACAACTCGGTCGACCGGCACCAGGTCGCGGTAGTGTTGATCGAGCGCGCGCAGGATCGCGAACCCCTTCGCGCCCAGTGAGACTGGTGTTAACCCGGACCGCGTCACGGTCAGTAACACGGGATCGAACACCAGCCCGCTGCGGGCCTCCGCGGGCGCGACGACGAGTGGTTCCACAACATACTCACCGGGCGGCACGGGCTCGCACCGATCGAGTGCCTGATACCGCGACTGATCGATGTGCTTGGCGAACCGGCACCAGAGCGGTACCGCTGACTTCGGGAGTCGGTATTCACCATCACGGATAACAGCCCCGACCAATTCAAGTAGCTCCGGCTTCTCAAAGTCTGGGAACAGCCAGACGACGGCCTCGAGCGGCCCAGCACAGGCCACAAGTTTGGCGCCGTCCTCGCGGTACGGTGTGGCCAGCGTGAGCTTGACGGCGCTGACATGTTCACCATGCCCAGGCAACTCCGTCTGCCGAAGCGCGACTGCCCAGCAGTAGTACCTCAGTGCTGGATCAAACTCGTACCGTGCGCGACGCATAAGTGGCCCCGTAATCGAGGTGCACACGTGCTTGCCTGTCGGAGGTGCAACGATGCGTGCACCTCCCCTATGGTTATTAGGTTTGGAGTGTACCGTGGTTCTCTCGGAGGGCGCGGATGTGTTGTGGCGGTGCCGGGAGCGCCAACTCGCGGCAAAGATACCAAGCACCGAATGTGGGTCAAGCACCGCCAAGTGCTCGCCACAACAAATCAAGGTCGAATTGTTAGTCGCATTGTAGTCGTGCATTCTGGTGCTGTCAGGACCGACAGGGACAAAGGGTTTGGCGACCCTCCTGTCGGTCCTGACGTTTCAAACACCAGAATCGCCATGCCAGAAACACTGCTCGACCACGCACTCCAACTAGCCCGTAAGGGCTTCCGGGTCTTCCCCCTCGCGCCCCGATCCAAGCGCCCCCTGGTTGACCGCTTCACGGCCCGCTCGTCGGTCGACGAAACCACCATCCGCAAGTGGTGGGGGAAATGGCCCGAGGCCAACATCGGCATCTCGCTCCAGGGCCTGCTGGTCATCGATGTGGACGGCGAGACCGGCGCCGAGTCCCTCGCGAAGCTCCGTGAGCGCCGCGAACTCCCGCCGACCGCCACCGTGATCACCGGCTCCGGCGGCAAACACCTCTTCTTCAAGCTCCCAGCAGGAGTAAGGTGCATCCCGCGCACCCTGGACGCCGGCACCCTCAAGCACTTCACGGACCTGGACAAGATCGACCTGAAAGGTTCAGGCGGCCTGGTCGTTGGCGCCGGCAGTGTCAACTCCAAGGGCAACCCTTACTCCTGGATCACCGAGCCCGAATCCGTTGCCGACATCACTCCAGCACCGCAATGGATGATTAATGAACTGTGCGGCCCGGAGAAGCCCGAGTACCTGGCTACGCTCGACGGCACCATCACCAGCGACGAGGACGCGGAGCTCCTGGCCACTCTCCTTGGCCGCTTCCCGATCGTTCCCGGCGCGCGGAACACGATGACGGCCAAGGCGTGCGGCTGGCTGCTCGGGCGCGGCGTGACGCAAGAGAAGGCTCAGAAAGCCGGCCTCGCTTGGCTGGCCGCGCAGGGACGCACCGACCCGGAGGCCGCCGATGACTTGCTGCGTACCCTCTGCAAGCTCTACGAGAAACTCGCTGAAAATGATTCCTCCGTCTACCGCTTCAAGGACCACGAGCAGGCGGCGGTGGATTATTACCAACAACAACCAGGAGCAGGCAGAGCACTAAACCGGTTTAGTGCTCTGCCTGCTCTGTCTCATGGTGAAGAGTTATTCCTGCAAGCCCTCTACTGTTACGTGCTCTACGAGGTGGTAGTGGTCGGCAACGATCCACAAACTCTACAGATGACTGACAGGCAATTGATGCGCGTCTACAAGTTACTGCATGGGAAGGAATTGAGTTGGGATACCCTTGGAAATAGGAAGCGGCGATTTGTGACCCGCGAGGGGAAGCCCGCAACGGACGAGGTCTTGAAGTGTCTATCGGCGGGGGTGGTTGGGAAGAGCGCGAGTGTTTACGCAGTCACTTACGATATGGGGGTTAGTCATGGCGCGAAAGTTGGTGCCGATGCGTCCGCACACGTCGGAGGAGCGGGCGGCGTACCTGTGGTTGCTGGAGTATCATCACCGGTCCCCGTTTCTGGGGTCGCTCCGGATGCAGTATTTCCGGTACCTCGACGAGTACGACGCGAACGGCGGGTTGCACCACTTCGAGTCGCCGCTCACGTTGCGCCAGTGGGCGTGCCTGATCGCCGCGCGCCAGCAGTGGCTGGGGTCGCAGGAGGGACAAGAGCCGCAGAGGTGGTCGGAGAGGGGCTATGCGACGAGGCCCTCGGTAAACTGATGCGGATATTGGGCGACGAAGACTGATTGCTGACCGGCGGCGCGACCGCCGGCAATCTGTCTTAAATTCTTTAATTTGATGCAGCGTATGGGCAGAAAATCGGCAAGAACCACCTTGCAACGCGCTTGAACCCGGGGTTAAATCGTCGGACCACTAATTAGGAGGTTCCGATGCGATTGTTCGCCCTCGCGCTCCCCGTGCTGCTCCTGCTGGACGCCGCCCAGGCTAAAGGAGCGTTCGTGGTCTACCAGACCAGCTTCGTTGCTAGCGGGAACGACCACTCTCCGGGCGGGACCATCCCGCTGTTCGATCCGAGCGCCTTCGGAGGCGGGAAACTGCTCGCCGTTGATATCGAGTACAAGGTGTCCGCGGCCGGTGGCCCGCTGTACCTGACGAATCAGGAGGATCAGTTGCTGCCGGTTTTCGTCTACCTCTTGAGCGGCTCTTACTTGGGCACTTATGGGCTTAGCGGTGGGGGTGATGTCATCCTGTTTCAGGGAGCAGCCCCGGTAGCGCCCGTCGACGACGTCCTCGGGCCGCTTATGACCCTTCAATATCATCTAAACACTCAGTACAAGGGCGCGTATTCCGCAGCCAGCACCGCGAGCTTCGTCGGCAAGGGCGATTACCAGTTCGTTAACTCCAATGAATTTATGATCGACACGATTGTGGCGCCAGGGAGCGTTGGGGCGAACATTTCGCCGGACTGGAGCGCCAGTATCGAAATGACGGTGATCTACACCTATTCCACACCCGCGCCGGCCGGTGTGGTTCTACTGGCCTCGGGGGCGCCATTCTTGGTACTGCTCTCGCGCAGGCGGAAGGCCCGCTACTTGACCACCTCATGAATCGAGACCAGCTGATCGGCGGGAAATGATAGCACTTGTCCGCGCCGCTGGTCCAGCATGATGATCAGTGGCTGGCCGCGGCGCCGGACGAACCCGGCGAAAGGCAACCTAGTCCACACATTCTTGAGTGTGAAAATGTAAGTCACGTCCTCGACCAAATCATCAATCTGCACTTGTCGGCCGGGTTTAGGCATCGGGGGCGGGGTGGGCATGGCTGGTCCTGTCGTGTTAGTGTCAGTCACATTTGCGCGGGGCAAATTTACGAAGGAGATTTGAAGCGGCCCCGGGAAGTGATGATTCCCGGGGCCGCACACACACGACAGGACCAGCCATGCGCACAACACAGACCGACACTATCCGGGAGATCACGCACCTGGGCGTCCGGCTCCGCGAGCTGACGGACTATCCGGATTACTGGGCGGGCGAGGACGGCCACATCTACAGTACCAAGCGCGGCGCGCCGCAGCAGTTGCGATCGATCATGAATAAGCAGACGCGGATCTGGTGCGTGTCGCTGTACACGCCGGGCCGCCGGTACATGCGGATGATCCGTGGTCGGCGCCGGGAGTGCGTACTGGCGAAACCGGTCGCCGTGCACACCCTGGTCGCGTCCGTGTGGCTCGAGCCGCGCCCGAGCGCCGAGCACGAGATCGACCACCGGGACGAGGACCGCGCGAACAACGCTGTGACCAATATCCACTGGGTCACCAATCCCCAGAATTTGGCATTGTGGATTAACAAGAGGGGGAACGTGTACCCGCGCGCGAAGCTATCACCTGAGCAGGTGGTTGATATCCTCGCGCTGCGCTGGTCGGGGCGGACCCGCGTGTCGGTAGCGCAGGAGTACGGTCTGTACATGACCACCGTATCCAAGATCTGGTCGGGGCGCAGTTGGAAGCACCTCCCGCGCTGACTCTGATCTTGCAGAGTGTTGGATCGTAGATTCTAATGTATTACGGTCCAATACTCTGTTGCGGGGTCAGTCATGCCTAAGTCTCGTGTTCTGGAAATCCCTGAAGAGTCCCGCACTATCCCGGGCCGCTACTGGTTGGCGCTGGCCGGCACCACGGCGGCCTCCCTCGTCCTCGGGCTTGTGGTCGGCGCCGCTGTGGGCCGTGTGTCAGCCCGGGTGCCCGCTGTGATCGCCGAGGCGAAGCGGAGCGAAGAGAAGGCCCAGGGGAGGGAGTGGACCCGGGACGAGTTCCGGCGGGAATTCAAGGGGAAGACATCCCAGGAGATCCTCGACATCCTGGGCAAGCCGGACGCGGTGAATGATTCCGGCCCGGGTAGGAGCGGGTGGAAATACTACCCGAAAGGATGGAAGGTCACGGAGCCAGTGACTGGTCAGCCTGCGAGAGTGGTATTCCTGTACCTGACCGAGTCGGGAGGCACATCCAAGGTACTGAGCGAGAGTGCCATCTCGTTCGTCGACTAAACCTCCGATGTGTTGTGGGTAACGCTACCCGGCGGGAGTGAAGATCCCGCCGGGCGGCTACCACAACCCTGATTGGAGCAAGGTCATGGCTACACAAGTCAACACGTCCCCACCCACCTGTCCGCGCGTCGATTCCCCAGGCGATATCATTCAGGCCCTTTTGCTCCTCCCCGCGGGCCACTCGGTCAGCACGCCGCGGCACCTGGTCAGTGTCTGCCCGCGCACCCGCGATATCATCGTCACGCCAACTTACTACTCTGTCGACTTCGACAGCACGCTCCCATTCGGCATCTCTTATCGGCTGGCGTGGTATGACCCCGCCATGCTCGACCACCTGCAACAACTGTTGGTGGAAGGGGGTGCGCAATGACCAAGTACCTGATCGCATATATCCGCGTGATAGCCGATAGGACCGGTGTCAAGATGAAGGACGACACAGTCTATTTCGGCGGCGTCGCGGATACCCTGGAGGACGCCGAGCAGCAGGCGCGAGATTGTGTCAAGGGAGTGAGGACCAACGGCGTCACTGGCACCGTATTGCCAAAGGTGTTCCGCTGGCCCGAGGAGCCGGGCACCATGTTGGTAGATGCGATGTACGAGGCCCAGGAGCGATTTGAGGCGATCGTCGCGCGCATGAATGAGGCGCACGAGGCGATCACTCGCCGCTGAGCCCTGAAGACAAAGATACCTGTATCAGCGTGATTTGCCTGATACAGGGGGTGGCGGTGGCGCGGGACGATTACCCAATACGCATGCAGTACGATGCCACCGACGCCGCCGTCATCAAGCGGGCGGCCGGCATCCTCGGCCGACAAATCAAACCACTCGCGGAGCAGGTATTCCTCGATTATTGTCGCCGCGTGATCGAGGAAGACCGCCGCAATTCCCAGCCCCCTATCAATCCAGAGGGGGAAGCGCAGTGACGAGCTACATGCAGATGCAACTCTCCATCGCGGCTCTTGACGCGCTACTCCGCGTCCCCGTCGAGCAATTGACAGACGCTAGTGCGAGCGACTGGCGATACGATGACCAGCCCCCGGCACCGGCACCGCAAGAAACACTAGAGGGCCAGATATGTCAGAAGTAGCACAGGGCATCGAGTACAACCGCGTACTGCAGAGCAGTGGCACACCCAACGCGTCCTGGTGCGATCTCCAGCCGGAGGTCCGCGCGATACTCCAGGGTATCGCTGAGCCGCTGTGGAGGCGGGGGGTAATGACGATGCTGGCCGCAGCGCGGCACGGCGGGCTGCACACCCTCGGGCTGTGCTGGGGCAACGCGCTGCGCGCCGAACTCGTGCTGTGGCCTAACGGTACGATCTCGGTCGCCACCCAGGACCAGCAGACCGATTTTCCGCCCGAGATTGAGGACCGCATCCCCAAGATTATCCAGCACATTGAGGATGCGATCCCGGGCCTGAAAGAGAGCGAGGAAGGGCAGGAATGACAACAGTACCGCAGCGCGGACAGGACCGCGTGTCCCTCAGCATCGGCACCCGTAACGCCTCCTGGAACGACATCCCGGAGTGGCCCCGGGCCATCCTCCGGGGCGTTGCAGAGCAGCTGTGGGAGCAGGGCATCACGACCGAATTGGGTGCGTGGACTGACGCGGCCCAGTACCTGATGCTCTCTTTTGGCGAGCATGAAATCGGGCGGCTATTGCTATGGCCCAGTATGGATTTCTCGCTCTGCTGCGGGGAGCAGGTTAACTTTCCCTCCGCCGACCCCGGCAGCATCCCCAGGATTATCGCCGTGCTGGAAGAGATGATCCGCACACTGAGGACACCATGACCGAACAGCAGCAGTGGATCTGGGACCTGTGCCTACTGGTCGGCTACACCCCGCTCGGGATGCCCCCGGCCGGCCACGGGATCAGTTTCGCGGACGGCACCGGCGACGTTCACACTGTCAGTATTTCCGAGGACGGTCTGTGGGTGGTTGGGCCGCGATCGTGGGAATGGACGTCGGACGGCGTGTGGGTGGTTGGGGAGGGGTGGCGGGTCCGGGTACACGACGAGCAACTTCCCCTATCCTTTCGCCGCGCGGTGGAATCCGGCAAGGGCGACGAGATGAGCGACGAGGAGGCCAAGTTGGCCCTGCTCAAACTGGCCGGGGGAGAGGACTAAGGGAGCTGACATGCCTGACCCGATCCTAGATCACATTGCCGAGGAGTTGCGGGGCGCGGGGTGTACTGCCCAGTTCGGGGAGGAGTGGCCTGACGTGTGCGGCATCATCATCTACCACAGTCATACCCAGAACATGGCGTATGTCGTGATGATAGATGGGGTTGTTGCGCTGAATCGTGCCAAACGGCTGAGCTGCGGCATCTACGGCGGCGTGATAACCTGCAGACAGTTGCGGCGCATGATCTACCGGGGTAGTCACGGGTTGGCACAGATTCGGTACGCGCTCGCCGACCCCGACAGCATCCCGCAGATCGTCCAGAAGGTGAAGGAATTGCTGGGCATCAAAGCTACGAGTGCGACTTAGGATTTCCCGGATTTATCCGATCATGGGCAACAAAAGGAACTCGGCGAAGGGGATACTCGCGGCCCAGCGCAGGCAGAGGGTATGGGAGCTGCGTCAGCAGCACTACACCCAGCAGCAGATCGCGGACCAGGTCGGCATCACCCCCGAGCGCGTCTGCCAGATCCTCAAACTGTGCATCGAGGAGCAAGACCGGCAGGTCCTCGCGGCCAAGGACCAGTACCGCAAATTCCTCATGTCGGAGGCCGAGACGACAGAGCGCCGCCTCTATGCCACCCTCGCACTGATCCCCATCATCGACGTCGCCAATCGGATGAAGGTAGAGGAGCAGATCAGGAAGAATATGGAGCTGCGTGCGAAGCTGACGGCGGCCGACCGTGTCCCCGCCGTACTCATCAACCAGACCGGTGCTACCAACGTCCTGTCCGGTGTGGACGTGGCGAAGGTGCTCGCGGAGGCGGATGCGTGGGCACCTCCCCAGGAGGCCCCGCCGCCGATCGTCCTAACCGAAGCGGTGTCGGTCGGGGGTGGGTGATGGTCGCGACGCCACAGGAGGCCGCAGCGGAGATCATCAAGTCGGCCCGGAACTGCCTCTATTTCACATGGAACTACGTCAAGATCAAACCCGACGTGGAGGACGGGTACCGTCTATTCCACCCGTGGCAGGCCCAGCAGGAAGTGCTCGCCGGCCTGCTCGCCAATAAGCAAGCCATCCTCTTGAAGGCCCGTCAGCTGGGCATGACCACGCTCGTGCTGGCCTATGCGACGTGGCTCGCACTATTCAAGTCCAACCAGACCGTCCTGCTCCTGTCGAAGGATCTGAAGACCGCGAAGGACCTCATCCGCCGTCTCCGGATGGTGCTGTACCAGCTGCCGCCGTGGATGCGCCCGCGGATCGTCACCGATAATTCCGATATGCTGGAGCTCGGCAACGGCTCCCGGTTCATCTCGTTCGCGTCCCGGTCCAGCCAGGGGGACAGCTACTCGGCGACGCTGGTGATCGTTGACGAGGCGGACCTGATCGAGGATCTCGACACATTATTGGGGGGGATCAAGCCGACGATCTCGGCGGGCGGGCGTCTCGTCTTACTGTCCCGGCCGGACAAGTCGAAGCCGGAGTCCCGATTCAAGCAGATCTATCGCTCTGCGGAAGCCGGCACCAACAGTTACTGGGCGATGTTCCTTCCGTGGTCCTCGCGCCCGGGGCGCACGCCGGAGTGGTATGAGCGGGAGGCCCGCGACGCTGCCTCGACGGACTGGATGTGGGAGCAGTACCCAGCCACCGTTGCCGAGGCTCTGGCCCCGCGCCAGGAGTCGAAGCGCCTACCCCTCAAGTGGCTGGAATCTTGCTACCAACAGGAAGCATTCCGCGCCGACGGCCCTATCGCGGGTCTGCCCGGCATCCGGATCTACCGCGACCCGGTCCCGGGCCGGCAGTACGTGATCGGTGTGGACCCGGCAGGGGGAAAGTCGAACCCTAACACCGATCTCTCCGTCGCGCAGGTACTGGACAAGGTCAGTCAGGAGCAGGTGTGCGTCCTCGCCTCCAAGATCGAGCCGTCCATCCTGGGGGACTACTCGGCGCAGATTGCCCGTTACTACCACTGTAATGGGAAGCCGGCCGGGGTTCTCGTCGAGCGCAACAACCACGGCCATGCCACCATCAGCTACCTGCGGAACTCGTGCTCCGACGTCCCCTTACTGTGGGGTCCGGACCGGGACATCGGTTACAACAAAACGGATAAGACCAAGGTTCAGGCGATGGACCTGGTCGCCGAGACGCTCCGGTGCGGCGGCTGCACGATCCACGACGAGCAGACGTTTCACGAACTCGCATCCATCGAGAGCGCCACGAACAAGGCCCCGGAGGGGTGCCACGACGACTGTGCGGATGCGTTCGCGATCTCACTGTACGCGGCAGAGCAGCCGGTCCACACGCTAGAGGTTGCCGTCGTCGACATCGGCGGCGGGCGCCCGCAGTGGCAGAAGCCGACCGGCCAGAGCGAGGACGGCATCCACTATTCGGACGTGTACGACCAGTATTCCGTTTCCTTGCCACCCAAGCACCCGCTGCGAAACCGGGCAGCTCGGGTGAACGTCGGCAACTATCCCACGATCGAGCAGGCACGCCACGCGCACGGCCACGCTTCCCGGCTCCTCGGCCAGTCCTCCATCCACCCCTCTGTTCCGGGCGAAATTACCGAGACGGAGCGCGCCGCCGTGGAGCGCCAGGTGGCCGAGAAACTGCGGGCAGCGGGGCAATTACGGTGAAACAGTACAAATCGTTCCGCTCGGGCCAGAAGGGTGACACGCGCCCGGCCCAGCTGGTCACGGGGGACGCCGGGAGCAGCTACACCAACCCGGGATTCGACTACTACGCCGGTGCCCTCGACGCCTTCCTGGCACAGCGCCGGTCCAGCACGCCGAGCCTGATTAACTATGACAAGATCTCAATGGCGCAGAACTACGCGGGCGCCATCTACCTGCCCATCTCCTTCGCGGCCAATCAGCTGAGCAGGGCGAAGCCGGTCGTCTACCAGCACTCCTACAACCCCGCGGACCCGGACGGTAGGAAGCGCCTGCCCGCTTTCGACGCGATCTATGACCTGTTCAAACGCCCGAACCCGAGCGACACGCTTCGCCTGATCCTGTACAGCCTATCGCAGCAGTACGACCTGACGGGTGAGTGCTACCTCTGGCTCCCGCCGGAGGACTCGGAGACGGGCGAGTTGTCGGAGTACGGTGAGCCCCGCGAGATGTACGTGATCCCCTCGGCCTGGGTGTCGGGGCTACCCTCGTGTCCGTGGTGGCAGGGCGGCGCGTACCAGGTCACACCTTACGTGAGCCAGTACCCGGGCGGGAACATGTCGGCATACATCCCGGCCGACCAGATGATGCGGATCTACGACCCGCACCCACTCTTCGACAAGACGGCCTATTCGGTCCTGCAGGCCATCAGCCAGTCCGTCGACACGGTGCGTGCGATCGACCAGGCCAGGATCAGCGCCCAGGAGCAGGGGTGCCAGGCGGGCATCGCGATCGAGCTGGACCCGCAGCTGCAGAACCCCTCCGTGGTCGACATGAAGAGGGTCCGGGAGACGTTCAATCAGCTCTACTCGGGCTCCCGGAACGCGGGTAAGGCCCTCATCCTCCCGCCGGGCGCCAAGTTCCAACAGGGCGACATCGCGCCGAAGGATATGGCGTGGCAGGAGGGGTGGACCCAGCTGACGGATTTCATTCTGGCCTGTCAGCAGGTCAACCGCGCGGCGTGTGGGATGAGTGGCGACCTGAATTTCGCCACGCTCTACGCGAGCATCAAGCAGGTGTACTGGTCCAAGCTGGAGCCCCGCCTCGAGTCTTTCGCCCAGGGTTTCAACAAGAGCTATTTCGACCCGTTCGTGGGCGAGGATTATTTCTGCGAGTTTGAGCTGCCCCGCATGGACGACGATGCCCAGAAGCTCGCGGGGCTGAAACTGGACGTCGAGGCCAATGCCATCACGAAGGGGCAGTACCTCCGGGAGCGTGGGTACGAGGTCGATCCGGAAACCACGCCGGGCCTGAACGACCTCATCCGCGGCAATCCCGCCCCCGAGGGCGACCAGCCGCAGCAGGAAGAGGGGCAGGACCGGGACGAGGAGACAGAGAAGAACCGCCCCCGCAACAACCTGGGTGGGGGCTCCCTGGGGCCGCGCGGGAACGGGATCGACGAGGGGAAGCTGTTCAGCGCCTTCGAGCGTTCTATGACTCGGGGCACGATCCTGCCCGCAGGGAGGAACTGAGATGCTACCGGGCACCTGGAACATCGCGCTGGCGGCCGGCAATACCCTCGCCCAGACAGTCACGTGGAAGAGTGGCGACACGCCGGAGGACGCCGAGCCGGTCGACCTGACCGGCTACACGGCGGAGATGATCGTCGCCGACCAAGAGGGCGCCACGATCCTCGTCCTGTCCACCGAGACGGACGGCGGCATCACGCTCGGCGGGGCGGACGGCACCATCGCGCTGTTCGCGCAGACGGCGGGGATCTCCCCGGGCTGCTACTCGTACACGCTCACGCTCACGTCCGGCCCCGGCGAGGACGGCGTCATCACGACCTTACTCGCTGGCGCGTTCGGTCTCACTTAAGGGAGGGCATCATGGCAGAGGTTATAGTGGTGCCCGGAGGTGTACAGGTCATCACCGCGGGCACCCAGGGTCCGCAGGGGACTCAGGGGCCACCCGGTCCCGCAGGCCCGGAGGGGCCGCAGGGGGTTCCCGGGGAGGGTGTTCCTGTAGGCGGGACCACGGGGCAGTACCTGGCGAAGGCGTCGAACGCGGATTACGACACGGAGTGGGTTACCGGTGGCGGTGGCGGTGGTGCCGTCGATTCTGTATTCGGGCGCACCGGTGTCGTCACCGCGCAGTCCGGGGACTACACGGCGGCGCAGGTCACGAACGCGGTGAGCACCTCGGGGAGTTATGCCAACCCGTCGTGGATCACGTCCCTGTCCTCGCTAAAAATCACGGGCCTGGGGGCGCTCGCGTTTCAGAACTCCGTGTCTCTTGTAACGGACGTAACGGGCACGCTGCCGATCGCGAACGGCGGCACCGGACAGACGACGGCCAACGGAGCTCTCAACGCCTTCCTGCCTGCCCAGACCGGCCGGTCGGGTAAGGTGCTTCAGACGGACGGGAGCAACACCAGCTGGGCGGCTGCCGCTACGGGCTCGGTCACGTCGGTATCGGTGACGACGGCCAACGGGGTATCCGGTTCGGTGTCGAACCCGTCCACCACGCCGGCCATCACCTTGACCCTCGGCGCCATCACTCCGACGAGCATCAACGGCGTCACCCTCTCCGGGAGCGGCTCACCCGCGCTAGCTGTCACGGGCACCTCGTCTATCTCCGGCAGCAACACCGGGGACCAGACGATCACCTTGACCGGGGATGTGACCGGCAGCGGGACGGGGAGCTTCGCCACCACGATCGGCGCGGGTGTGGTAACCAACACCATGTTGGCCGGCTCCATTGCCGCGTCCAAGTTGGTGGGAACTGACATCGCCACCATCGGCACGGTCACGGCGGGCACGTGGTCGGCCACGACGATCGCCATCAATAAGGGCGGGACCGGGCAGACGACCGCTAGCGGTGCGATCAACGCCCTGGTACCGAGCCAGAGCGGCAATGGCGGGAAGTACCTGACCACGGATGGGTCATCCGTGTCCTGGGGCGCGATCTCGGGAGGTGGGTATAGTCTGCTGTTCGCGCAGACGGCAGACGGCACGGTGAGCAACACGACTACCGAAACCACGCTGGCGAACACGGGTGTGGGGTCACTCACCCTGCCGGCAAACGCTCTGGCGGCGGGCAAAACGGTTCGCTTCACTGCTCGGGGTTACTACAGCACGATCGGCGCGAGTCCGGGGACGCTCCAGCAGAAATTAAAGCTGGGGAGCGCGACGCTACTGGATACGGGCGCCGGCTCGCTGTTCACGAGCCAGACGAGTGCCATCTGGGTGTTCCGGGGTGAGATCACGTGCCGGACGGCAGGTGCGAGCGGGACGGTGTACGTTCAGGGCGAGCGGGGTATCTGGAGCAGCTCCACCGCGACGATCACGTTTGTGGGGAGCACGAAGAACACTACCACAATCACGATAGATACTACCGCCAGCCTCGCACTGGACCTGACGGCGACATTCAGCGTCGCGAACAGCGGGAACACAATCACTTGCACGAACTTAACGGTGGAGGTTCTCGGGTGAAATTAGTCAATTGGGTACTCTCAAGGAGATGACGATGGAACCGACGGAACTGGCTGAGGTGATGCGGCAGTGGGCGGAGGTGGCGGGGGACCTGCTGGAGGTCGCGCCGGGCGCGTCGGCGGCGGAGCTGGTGGAGTACGCCCGCTCGGTGGCGGCGTCCCCGGTGGCGGCGACGGTGCTGGCCGGATTGTACGCGGCGAAGGCCCAGGCGGTCGAGCCGGCGGCCGCCCCCCGGAAGGTGTTCGGGGCGCGGCGGTAGAATTCAGCTTCGCGGCGCGGCCACAAGGATTTCCTTCACGTAAATGATTGGCGGCTGCGCCGGTTCGTCGTTAGTAGCGCCGCCCTTGCCTCGATACACAACCGTCGGCCGCTCCTTGCCGAAGTCGATCGCACTAACTTGGTACGACGTCCCATCGTGAGAGAACTCGAACCCTGGTATCGGCACGTTGGCGTAGTGCCTCAACCCCAGATCTTCCTTCACCCGGTCTTTCGCGTCCCCGTGCCCGTCAACAATCACTTTCGTCTGAATCAGCATGGCTAGCTCTCTTATTGTTCGTGATACAAACTCAACCAAACCACAGCCATGATGCGCGCCACCCACACCTGATTGCTACGTCCGTAGTCCCTCGCCGGTGGAATCAAATCTCCCGGTATGGATGTCAAACTCGCCACCAACACCACACTCGACGGCCCGATCGGGAAGCCCGCGATCGACACGGGGCGCATGTCGGCCCGGTGCATCTTCGCTACGGACGGGCTGGACCGCGTCGGGGACGTTCTCAACGTGCGGGGGATCGACACCACCGCACACCGCAAGAACCCGGTGGTCCTGTTCGACCACGGCAAATGGTTCGGCGACCCGATCGGCAAGAGCGTGGACCCGCAGGGGAACTACACGGTCGAGATCGGTGACCACGCCGCCTGGCAGACCACGTACTTCTTCCCCACGCAGCTCGGGGAGCAATACTTCGCCCTGGTCGAGATGGGCGGGCTGAACACCAACTCCATCGGCTACCGGCCGACCAAGAAGCGCAAGAACACGGCCGGAGGCTTCTTCCTCGACGAGGTCGAGCTCGTGGAGCTGTCGTGGGTCGGTGTGCCCGCGAACGGCGAGTGCGTGCGTGCCTTCCTCGCCAGGGACAAGGTCGAGGGCAAGTCCATCCACCCGCTGCTGCGTGCGGCGCTCGAGGCCCAGCTCCCGCCCAAAACTACCGTAGTCGCAGGGGGATTCACGATGGCCGCGATCAAGGCCCACAAATCACTGGTGAAAGCAGCTATGGCACAAGCCAAGAGCCAGTCGGCCGTAGCGAACGGCACCGGCGGCGCCCTCGTCCCGGCACCGTCGGACGAGAAGGCGGAAGTGGCGCGTCAGGAGACTCCGGCCCCCGTCGAGGAGGCGCCCGCGGAGGAAGTCCCCGCGGAAGACACCTCCCCCAAACTCCCGCTCGGCGCGGAGATGATGCGGGCGGCGCACGAGCACCTGACCGCGTGGATCGACCACTGCGACGAGCACCTCTCACAGCTCGAGAACGAGAACGTCTCCGCCGAACTCCTGGACCTGTGCGAGACGGTCTACGAGCGATTGGGTTCGATCGAGGCCCTGTACGCCTCAGAGTACCCGGACCTCGAACCCCTCCCCGAGACCGCCAAGCCCGAGGAAGAACCGGCGGAAGAGGACGCGCCCGCCGACGGGGAGACCGCCGAGGATAAGGGCGACGACGAGGAGACGGAAGCCGAGGAAGAGGAGCCGGCCGAGGAGGAGGACGCCCCCGAGACCGAGCAGAAGAACCCGGCGCTCCTGGCCGCCGCCGCGGGCGGCGTGATCTCCGGCGTGGCGTCGGGCATCGCCTCCCGTCTGACCTCCCGGGACAAGGACAAGTCCCTGAAGTCCGGGAGCAAATCCTACTCCGGGGAGATCAAGCGCCTGACGAAGGCGATGGGCGGCACCATCAAGGAGTGTGCGGAGCACCTCACGGAGATGAGTGGGGCCGAGAACCTGACCAAGGACCAGCGGGTGGCCTGCAAATACTACGGCAAGGAACTCGGCGGGATGATCGCCCAGCCGGAGCCGGAGACCGAGGACAAGGGCGACGACGCGGACAGCCTCGAAAAGGCTTACGAGGCCCTGAGCCCCGAGGACCAGAAGGCGTTCGAGGTCGAGCTGGCCGCCTGGGTCGAGGAGCAGGAGGCGGGGGACGCGAGGGAGCGGAACCGCGCCACCCACAACGCACGACTGGCAGCCGCTCACGCGCGTCGCTGGCGGTAACCCCGAACACACGAACTGTCACCGATTACCGGAATCCCAATAGGAGCAGCGATGAAGACGACTGTGAAGAACCTGCTGGAGCGCGCGAAGGCTCGGACCGCTGCTCCCGCCGCGTCCGGGGCCGCGACCCCGGCCCCGACGCAGACCAAGAGCTTGCCCCGCCGCGGCCCGGCCGTGCGCGAGGTGTTCAACTCCGACGGCCCGCACGTGACCACGGGCGAGCTGGGGGACCGCGGGTACAGCGCCCAGAAGGCTCTCGCCACCGCGATGGGGCACTGCCGCCCGGACAACGCGAAACTGGAGATGCACGTCAGCGACCTGCTGGACGCCCTCTACGAGAAGCGGTGGATCGAGCGCGACCCGCGCGGGGTCATGATGCCGCTCGGGCTGGAACTGATGCCCGACGAGATCCAGTCCCAGCCCAAGTACCAGGAGATCAAGAACCTGGTCTTGGCCGGCGCAAAGGCCCCGGACGCGGATGAGACGGCCTGGCTTCGGAAGCGCTTCAGCTACGGGTCCAAGGCCCAGTCCTGGATCGACACCTTCACGGGTGGCGCGGTGGTAGGCGCCCCGGTGCAGGGCGAGCTGATCGACCTCTTGCGGAACAAGCTGGCGTTCGGCAACGCCTCCATCTCGGCGATGCCGCCGACGGGCGTGCGGTTCCCGCGCTGGCTGAAGGACCCGCTCGGTAGCTGGGCGAATGAGAACGAGCAGGTGGACCCGACGCAGGCCAAGACCGGGACCACGACCTTCCTTCCGAAGAAATTGCTCTGCCTGGCCGACTTCCCGAACGAGTTGATTGCATACGGTAGCCCGTCAGTCGATGCGATGTTCCGCACGTCGCTCATGGCGAGCGTGGCCCTGTCGATGGACGCGGGGTTCCTCCGCGGGAACGGCGGGGACGACCAGCCGTGGGGCATCCTGACGATGGCCGACGAGCAGGCCAACGGCGTAAAGGACTGGGGCATCAACCTGATCGAGATTGGCGCCGACCAGGTGCTCAACACGGCCCCGCAGGACCTGATGAACTTCCCCTCGGCCGTCGAGTCGAACAACGGCGAGATGACCCAGTGGATCGGCCGTCCGGACTACTTCTGGGACATCCTCAAGCAGCGGTGGTCCACCTCGGCCGGTGCGGGCCAGGGCGGGTTCCTGTACGACTTCGCCCGCGCCGCGAAGGACGGGTTCCCGGCGCAGCTGATCGGGGTGCCCTACAACAAGACCAACCAGATCCAGAAGTTCGTGGGCGACAACCCGACCGAGTACGCTTTCCAGACGGACCTGATCGGCCTCGATATCAGCGACTTCTGGGTCGGCTTGCTCGGCGCCGTCGAGGTCGTGTCCAGCACCGAGGCCGGCGAGTCTTTCAAGCGCGACCAGACGATCCTCCGCGCCAAGCTCGTCGGGAACGGCGGACCGAAGCACCCGGGCCTCGTCGCGGTCGCCCGCGGTCTGCAGTACAACTGAAGGGCCGGCGGCGGGCAGGCCCCGTCGCCCTCACCGCAGTCGATGCGGTTCGACGATCCCGGCAATAGTGGGTACGTCACGCTGATCTGATAACCACCGGGCCGCAGAGCGCGGCCCCTTTCCCAATAATCACCACCCCACGGGGACACTCAACATGCTCGGCGTCTACGATCTCGCGGCAGCCTTTTTCAAGGCGGTGCTCGCCCCGATAGTGCTCAGTAATGGGAACAAGACCGGCGTGCAGTGCACGGGCGGGGGCATCCCGGCCAACTTCTTGGTCAACGTCGGTGCGGGCGGGGGCTCGTCCACGATCACCATTGAGGAATCCAGCGACAACGTCACGTACACCGCGCTGAAGGACCTGAGCGGGAACAACCTGACGTTCGCCCTGGTGGCGGGGGACGCGAATTCTGCCATCATCAAGACGGGGTTCCGCAACAAGCCCTACGTGCGCGCGGTCGTTGCGAGCACCAGCGGCACCATCATCGCGGGCGTCACGCTGATCGAGGGCAACGTGTACGCGACCCCGGCGGGCCTCGAGGCCGGGAGCCAGACCGAGTACACCGCCAACTAACCCGACTCCCTTTGAGAGTCACTTCCGGCCGGGCTCGTCCCGGCCGTTTCCATAGGGGAACGACATGGCCACGCCGCTGCTGACCTCACTCTGCGCCGTCAAGACATTCATGCAAATAAGTGACCAGGACACGAGCCGGGACAGGGTTATCAACCAGCTCATTCCGCAGGTCTCCACACGTATCCAGAAGTATTGCGGGCGGACCTTCGGGACGTTCGAGTACACGCACTACTTCTCGGGGGACGGCACGCCGTGCCTGGTCCTCCGGGAGCGGCCGGTGCTCAGGGGGTCTGTCAGGGTGTGGGTGGACAACGGGGCGTTCTGGGACCAGGGGCGGGAGCCGCAGACGACGGAGGACGGGCCGTTCCCGCCGCAGTCCGAGCTGAAACCGGGTGAGTTCGCGCTGGACATCGACGACGGGGACACCCTCTCGGGGAGTGGGCTCCTGTACCGGGTCGCGCAAGTGTGGCCCTTCGCGAAGACCCGGCTGTGGTTGAATCAGAGCCCGGACTTGGCGGCGGATCACCGGTACCCGACTGGGAACGTGAAGGTGGTGTACATGGCGGGGGACTTGCCGTGGGACGTACAGTGGGCAGCGAACCTGACTATCGCGGCGGTCCTGCAGATGAACCAGACTGGCGTGCCGATCCAGTCGGAGACCTATGAGGACTATTCGAGGAGCCTGGCTTCGACGGCTACGTCTGGTGGTTATCGTTCTGTGTTCCCCCCGGAGGTTCTCGAGATCCTGGCTGGTTATAAGGAGCTTGCGTGGTAGGTAGGGGTTGGCGCTGCTCCAGGCGCTGCCAATCCCGGCCCGGCCCTCCTGTCGTGGGGCCGGGCCGGGTCGCTTACGGGTCAGAGCTGACCTTTAATCGCGCTCGCCGCGACATCGACAACGAGCTTGCGGATCATATCGCCAGCCCCACTCTTTAGTTTGTCGAGGGCCTTCTTGATTCGGCTAGCGGCCACCTGCGCCTGGGGAGTGTCTCGAGTGACGTGTTCAACGTTCTCGGCGAATCTCCTGCGATCCTCCTCATCCTGGACCTCATCTAGAAAAAGGTCGATGGCGGCCTGCTTCTTTTTCTCGGTCCAGAGGAACGCGCCGCCGCAGTGATAGCAGTATGCGGGTGGGATGAACTCTGAGGTAAAGACCATGCCGCCGACGAGCTCGCCGCAGATAGAGTGGCCGCACTTGCTACATGCCGTTATGTTCTGCTCACCGCAGTCCGGACAGAAGGGTTTATTGTGCAGTGGTTCCGTCGCGACTCTGGAATTGCTGAGGTGCCCGTTCGGGCACACTTGTGCAACGTCGTATTGGCGCACAGTCACACTCCCGTGTAGGTTGCCGGGTCTTCGCTGCTATTGTGATGGTGAGGCTAACGCCCGAACCTGTCAATGTCGGTAGCTTGCTATTCCGCGCGCCTCTTCCCGCTCCGGCCAAAGATACTCCGCAAGTCATTCCCCCGCGGAGCCCGTCAATGGCGATCCAGCAGACATTCATCCTGGGGTGGGCCGGTCAGAACGGCGCCAACCCGATCACCAACACCGTTACCGTAAGCGGCGAGGGCGAGGACAACCGCTCCGTCACCGTGGCCGGCAACGCCACCGTCGACGTCGACCTCGACTGGACGTCGGACCGGCTGTTGGGCATCTACGTGAGCTCCACCGGCGCGTACCGCCTCATCCTGAACCCGAACTCCACCACCCCGGAAGAACCCACCCCGAGCGACACCGTCCCGATGCAGTGGATCGCGGCCAGCGGGCTCCCGTATCCCTTCGACGCCTCGGTGGTGGCGGAGATCGCGCTCGTGTCCGAGCAGGACGCGGAGCAGACCATCACCATCAAGACCATCCAGGACTCCATCGTTTCGTAAGGGGCCGCCGTGATCACAAGGGAAGGCGTCGTAAGTCGCGTCACCAGCATAATGCCGATGCTCGGCGCCGCCACGTACCACGCCCGGGTCACGACCGACGGCAAGGCCACGGACCAGTACACGTCCTATGCGCTCCAGAAGGTCCGCCCGCGGCGCCTCACGAAGCGGGAAGCACAGATCAACCCCGAGCGCCTCAAATCCGTGGACAAGGTCTTCGAGCTCTACAGGAACGACATGGCGGCGGCCGGGCTCGTGCAGGTGAGGATCGGGGACTATCTGACGGTGGAGGGCACGGGCTGGACCGTCACCGACGTGTCGGCCGCCATGAACGACGGCGTGTTCAACGCGATGTGTAAGCGGAGGGTGTGATGATTACGGGACTGGTGGAGGTGACGCGAGATTTCATCATCGACGCCGACGACACCGACAGCGTGATGACCTATTGCGGGATCGTCGACCTCGACACAGGCGCGTACACCGGCGAGATCAGCTGGGCCAACATCACCACGGGTCAGTACCTGGTGTACGACATCACCCCGGACGGACACCAGGAGCTGCGACTGCACCGGGGGCGGATCGCGGCCCTCTGCATGTCCCACTGTAGCCCGATCGGGCAGGAGTGCCTGGTCACCGGCGCGAGCCGCGACGACCTCCGCTACGAACCATACCAGCCCAAGACCAAGAGCTAGTCGTGGCCGACAACTATTACCACATCCTCGAAGCGGTGAAGGCCCGCCTGGAGACCATCCCGGGCATCCCGCCCGTGGACGTCCGGTACGAGCTCGAGCTGTTCGAGGGGGACCGGGTGCCCCTCGTCCTCGTAGCGCCGGCCGCGGACGAGCCGTACATCCGCAAACGCACCTTCGGCCTGCGGAACTGGTGGGTGTACCCGGTCGCCGTCGCTCTCGTGATCGCCAAGAACGCGCGGGTCAGCGCAGGACTCCAGGACTACATGGCCCTGGTCAACACCATCCGCAACGAGCTGTACCAGGTGAAGTTACCCGGCGTGTCGGCGGTGTTTGATACACGGGTCCGGCAACGGGCTATCTCGAAGTTCGCCGCCACCGTCGCCAGCAACTACGACGTGACCGGCGTGATCATGGGTTACACGACTAACGAAGAGGCGAAGGGATAAGCCATGCCGCTGCAAGACGCCTCGCTGACGATCGCCGCGACTTACACGCTCGCCGCCCCCGTCACCGGGTTCGACGACCGGGAGCAATCCGGGAGCATCTCCGCCGGCGGCGCGGTCGACACGGACGAGTGGGACCAGGTGTACTCGGAGCAGTTCGCGCTCACCACCACGGCCCCGTCCGCCGACATCGACCTGTATTCCTTCGTGAACACCGTCTGCGAGTCCGTCACGGGCGCCCGGGTGCTGGGTGGGGCGATCCAGATCTCGAGCGACGGGACGGTGGAGGTGAAACCCGGCGCCATCACCCCGTTCCAGTGGTTCTTCACCTCACTCACCGAGGGCGTCCGACTCACGGGTAATTCTAACCTGGCCATCCAGGACGAGAGCTTCGACGCGCTCAGCGCCGGGAGCCGCCTGCTGTCCTTTGAACTGGTGGCTGGTTCGGAGGCGACGGTCACCGTCATCATCTACATCTCGACGACTGCCTGATAATCCCCGGTGCAAATCTCCTTTGTAGGCGCCCCGCTACCGGGGTTGCGTGTACAGGGAGAATCACATGGCGGACCTCACAGGGGTCACTGGTTACGTCACGGTCAATGGCGCCCCCTACGCATTCAGCAAGTGGAAATTGGGGATCAAGTGCGGGCTGCCGAACCTGACCAACTTCCTCACGCAGGGTTTCAAGAAGAACGGCCGCGGGGTGAAGGGCGCCACCGTCACCGTGTCCGGCCCGTTCGATGCCGGTATGCCCGTCGTGTCCGGGGTGGTGTACCAATTCACCCTCGGCTGGGACGCGGGCCTGGCCTTCACGCTCAATGCCCGCGTCGGGCAGGAAGACCTTGACAACGACGTGGAATCCAATCCCAACGCATCGTTCACGGCAGAGTCCACGGGGCCGTTCAGCGTGCAGGTCGGCATCGGCTAATCCCACACAAGACACAGGGAGAACACCAACATGTTGGTGTTCTCCCATTAACAGTAGGAGCGGGCCGTGAGTGAACTGTCGACGGTGGCGGGCAACTTCGCGCCGACCAAGTACCAGATCAAGCACGATGGTAAGACGTACCACTTCCGGCAGGTCGACGGGGTGGTCCTGAAGGAGTGGGAGACGGCCCGCTTCAACAGCGCGCTGGAGAGCCTCGACGCACTCAAGGACCGGCTCAGCGAGTCCACGTTCGAGAAGCGATGCATGGAGGTAGTGGGCCGGAAGGAGCAGGGCGAATACTGCTTCGAGTCCAAGCCCTCGCAGGACTACCTGAAGACACCCCCGGGGATGATGCTCCTGTTGCGGTTGGTCACGGCCTGCGACGTCTCCGAACTGGTGAGGCTCAAGAACGCGAAGGGCGCGCAGGTCGACGCTCTACTCACGACCATCCTGCGCGAGAGCTTCGGCATCAAGGAATCGAAGCCGAAGCCGATCCGCAAGGACAAGCCCGCCACCGCTGTGGAGCCCGAAGCCCCTTTGGGGTGAGCCCCGGGTGCGCGGAGCCGGACGAGCACGAGCTCCCGCCCCCGGGGTCCATCCTCGCGCGATATGCGGCCCTCGTGGCCCAGGGCTTCCCGCTGGACTACTGCCTGCGCCTGACCCCCGCACAGATCACGGCGGTCCACGGGCACAAGCGGGACGAGCACGGGAACATCGAGCCGCCCGCACCCCGCGCCAAGCAGCTGGCCCCGACCCTGCAAAACAAGCTGATCGCGCTGGACCGGATCGCCGGGACGGGCCTGATCCCCGAGAGCGAGTACCGGCGGGCGCGGGCCGAGATCCTGGCGGCGATGGGGCAGGCGGCCCCGACCAAACCCGAGCGCCCGGCCCCGCAGCGGCCCCGACCCGCCCGGCCGCCAAAGCGGTGAGGTGACACATGCAAGGCACTGCCGAACTGATTGAGGCGATCGACACCCTCATCTCCTCCATCGATGAGTTGACCGAGGGCGTGTACGCGGCGGCCGACGCCGGAGCGGGCGGCGGGGCCGGCGAGAAGGAGGAGAAGGGCAGCTCCTGGGCGGAGAAGATCAACCAGGCCGTCACCTCTATTACCGGCGTCTCCAGTGAGATGCTGAAGATGCTCGGCGTGATCTCGGCGCTGGTCGCCGACATCAGCCCGAGCACGTTCCAGGCGTTTCAACAAGCCATTCTTGACCTCACGGCCACCATCGGCAGCGCCTTCGTGCCAGTCTTGCAGATCGCCACGAGTGCAGTGAGGGAGATCTCCGGGATCATCCTGCCACTGATGCGGGATCTCCAGCCCTTACTGCAGGAGATCGCCAACGCCATCGCGGACCGGGTCGTCGCGGGATTCCGGCTGCTGGTCAGCATCATCCAGGCGCTGCACCCGGTCCTGGAGCTGGTGACCTTCGCTTTCAGCACGTTCTACGAGGCCATCACCAACCTGATAAATGTGGTCACGGTCCTCGTCCGCACCCTCGGGAGCTTCTTCGGCACGATCGACGGGGCCAAGGACTTCTTCCGCGCCATCGGTGACGCGGTCAAGGTCGTGATCCGCGAGCTGGTGCTGTTCGGCGCCCTGCTCGGCACCATCCTGGGATTCACCGACACCGTGGGGAGGTTGGGCGAGAACTTCCGCAAGCTGGCCGAGGAGCAGGAGCGGCGTGATGGCGGGCTCGTGGCCGCCGCGCGGAACCCGGCAATCGAGGGCATCGAGTCGATCTCGAAGAAGTTCCAGGCCGCCGCACTGGTCGCCGCGGGCGAGGGCGGGGCACGGGACAAGACGGACACCGAATTCTTGAAGGACATCGCCTCGGGCATCGAGAACATCTCGAAGACCTCGCCGAACGAGTGGCAGGAAAAGATCAAGAACGCGATCCTGGAGGCGGGCCTGGATCTCCTCGGTCGCCTGCCCGGGGCGCAGACCGCGCGGGACACGGGGCGGGCGCTGGACCGGGTCACGGACCGCTCCGCCACCACGGGCGCCCGGTTCGCCGCGGGCCGGCAGGCCGGCGGGGTCGTCGGCGGGCTGGCGGCGGGGCTCACGGGTAACGCGCTCGACGCGCTGAACGCATTGAACCCGTTCTGAGGGTAAGTGATGGCGATGGGGATCAAGTACCTCGCGGACACGCGGGGCGACGACGAGCAGGGCAGCGTCGGCTTCTCGATGGAGTCGTCCGGCGGCCGGGCCACGTACCTCGTGGAATCCCCGACCGCGGCCCAATTGAATTACATCCCCACGGATCTCCTGGGCGGCGTGAACCTCAAGCCCAGGAACTATGGATCGATCACGGGCGGGGAGGTTCCCTACGGCGGCATCAAGCGGATGCTCCCCAAGAGGCACCCGCTGTTCGAGAACCTGTTCGTGAACGGGATCAACGACATCCGCGGCACGGGCGGCGAGGACCGGCAGTACACGCTCACGGACGCCACTGCCGATGCGTTCGTCCCGGCCATCAAGCAGTATGCGAAATACGGCAACTACTGGGTACAAGTCAGCTACTCGAACCGCAACTACGACATCAAGCCGGACTCTTACATCTCGACGAAGCAAGACAAGTTCTTCGACACTGACGGCTCAGAAAAATCCTTCATCTACCCGGAAGAATGGCTGAGATATTTCGGTACCCCGAAGCAGACCTTCCTGGGGGATTTCGCTTCGGCGCAGCAGGGGCAGATGAATTTCCGCACGGAGTCGGGCAGCCGGCCACAGAGTGTGCCGTTCCAGGACGCGCCGCGCATGCTGCTGCCGGACTCGATCGTCACGTTCGACTGGTACCAGGTGCCCTACTCGTACTGGATCTCCCCCGACAGCTACCTGCGCCGCTGCATCGGGATGCTCAACCAGACCGAGTGGAAGGGGTACGCGGCCGGGACGCTCCTCTATCTGGGGGCGGACGTGCAGGACTACACCCCGCCCGTGCAGGTCACCCGGGGCAAGCTTTTCGGGGTGAGCCTCGGCGTCGACCAGTTCCGCCTGTGCAACCTCACGTTGAAATTCAAGCTCACGACCCGAATCGGCACCGACACGCCCGAGTACGGCGGCGCCAAGGCGCCCAACAAGAACTGGATCGTTGCCGGCCACAACCTGCTCCCGTGGCTCACGACGCGCCGGTATTACTACGCGACCTCCTTCGACCCCGACGCGCCGTCGGACGCCAACAAGTGGGTGCCGGTGTACCGCTCGTTCCCGGTCCCGCTGTTGTTCGCGGACCCCTCTTACCCCCAGCCTGACTCCTTCGTGCTCCAACCATGA